ACATCCTAGTATGACAACTGAATTAGTATTGCGTGGCATATTTTTAATGCATAAAAAAGAACTTGATTGGGTACAGCAAGGGCCAGGTGCGAATTTTATTTTTCCTGAGGCATGGGACTACTATAAAGATGCCATCCCACCCAATGAACGGAAAGATTTTGTAAAAGCATATGGTAAGCGCTTCAATGGAAGTATGGGTCCAGATGAACGTGATAAGGCGTGTCTCGCATGGTCACTATGGGAAGCGTCAATATCACATCTCATACCAACTCCTCAAGAAGAAATTATAAAAGATTTAAAGAAAACCAATAACTATATTCCTATGGCTGTCATTGAACATCATTATTTTGTAAATAAGGGATTTTTCCCTCGTGAAGGCTATTTATTAGAAGATAAAAACTTGACAAAGATAAAACATATTCCAATGACGATTGTTCAAGGACAATATGATATGGTATGTCCTATAACTAGTGCATATGAATTACACGAAAAAATGCCACATGCCACCTTTTATAAAACATTGGCTGGACATAGTATGCTTGAAAAAGAAAATATAAATCACCTGGTAAAGGCTACAAATCATTATGCAAAATAAAAATTGCTATAAAATAATGTCATATTCTAATATATGTGACCTATATAATAAGCATAATTACGTATATAATAATAATATGTTCATATAAAAATAAATATATTATTTAACATTTTTTAATTAACGATTAATTTAAAATCCACCAGGGAATTTTACAAGATTGGCACCAATACCGAATCCAGCACCAGAACGAGCACCAACAGCAAGACTGGGAACGTATGTATCAAGGATGCTGAAAGTAGCGGCAGCAGTTAAAGCAATAAGAGATACTTCATCTAAGTTAAGAGATTTCTTAGGGATGGCATATGCGGCAATAGCAACCATTAATCCCTCGACGAGGTACTTCACGGCTCTTTTGACAAGTTCAGTTAAATCTAACATTCCATTCATTATATATAAAATAAATAGAAAAAAATATAATTTTAATGGTTATTAATTATATCTTTCTTCGTAAAAACACTTAAATATTTATAATGCTTATATCTATAAATGAGTTTCTCTAAACCACTAAATCCTCCAAACGGAGTAGAATTAAAACAGAATGAAGATGGGACAGATAATGCTAAATATATTGATCTGCTGGACGAAGATAAATCTATTGCGGGACAAAAATTCGCGTGTCTTTCTTTTATATCACCTGAGCATATTCTTAAACAAAAGGATATGTTTCTGTTTGAAGAATTTATTAAAAACTGGGATTTTAGTAAGTCTATGGAGAAATTTAGTCAGTTTTTAAATTTTGTATCTTTTAAATATCATCTAGATTTTGACAAACTTACTAAAGACTTCCAAGAATTTACTAAAGATGAGAAAGATAAATTACTTGCTACAAGAATTGAAGATGATTTCAAAAATTTCTTAGACGAGAATGAAGACAGATTAGATAAGGAATTTGGTGAAAATAATAATTTCCAAACATCTATTAGAGGAATCAAAGTAAGAGGTGTATTCCCAACCCAACAAGAAGCAGAGTTAAGATGTAAGATGCTTAGACAAAATGATCCTAATCACGATGTATATGTAGGTCCGATTGGTGTGTGGGTTCCTTTCCATCCAGAAGCATATAAGACTGGTCGTGTAGAGTATATGGAAGAAACACTTAATGAACTCATGAGTGAGAAGAAAAAGAATGAGGAAAAAGCTAAAGATGAGTTTGATGCGCGTGTAAAGGAGACCAAAGTAAAGGCTATGGAAGAAAATAAGCAAAAGGCTTTGGAGTCTGGTAATAAATTGACACAAACAATTAACAAAGAGGGAAATTTAGTATCTGTTGCCAATATGAACACACAAGATGGAGGTGAAGCAACTACGATTGAAGACGTCAGAAAAGAATTATTTGAAGGGGATAATATTGTGACTAATGATAAAACAGATCATGGACTAAGTAAATTAACTGGTATTTCCGAGAATGATGTAAACATTAGTTTAAATAAAACAGATTAAATTACCAATGGGGGTAAATACAATAAATTATATAATTAGTTAAATGTAATAAATTATATAATTTCATAAATATATGGTTCTAGGCAATGATATTCAAGAAAATCACAAGACAATATTATTTGAAGAGAAACTTAAATGCGAAGAGAGAATAACAGCAATAACAACACAAATTCAAGAAATAAATAATATCATCGCAGATGAGTGTATAAAGAAACATGGAAACCATCATTTTAAACAAGACATCGAGACCAGTATGTATGGAGAAGTTTTTTATACTTGTAAAAATTGTGGTTACGAAGCTTAAACAGGATCATCCCAATTATTCAGATCGTCATCTGGTAATTGAATAACGCTGTCAAAATTAGTAGATATATTCTTGGATTTAATTTTCGCCTCTAAATCATTGTGTCTTATCATTGATTTAAATAATTTCTCTCTATTTGCGAGAACTAATTCCTTATCCTTAATATAATTTTCGTTTCTAGATTTAGAATCCATAATAGATTCAAATTCAGTAGTTAATGTTTGTTTTGTTTCCACTAATGCAATATACTCCTCATCCATTGATTTTTTAATCATAGACCATTGGTTTAGTTTTTCACTAACAACTTGGTGTTCCCATAATTTATAATTAGTATGAGGTCCTAAAATATCCATTCTGTATTCTATTTTATTATGTAGGTTTCCGTACTTCTCTCTAAGATTATGAATAGATTCCTTAGTTTCATCAAATTTATAATATTTTGAAACAGACAATATTAGACTAATATAAGTAGAAATAGATATTCCAGATACAGATACTATATTGTTTGGTGTATAAAAAAATTCCTTTGTAGATTGTAAAAATCCTGATAATGTTGACAATACGATCACAGATATTTGAATATAGCTTACTGTTTTTGCTAATTCAGCATATCTAACGTCTAATAATCGTTTATTAGATTTACATTCCTTTAAAATATATAGATTGTTATTAATAAGAGAGTCTAATTCATTTTTAAAAATATTAAATTCCTTTGAATCCTTATATAACATTTGAGAATTATTGTCACTATGTATATTATCAGATAGATTCATTACATTGTTTTCATTAATATTTTTACCCAATTCATTTATTTCGGTTGTAACATTATTAGATGGATTGACACTATTTTTAGGTGTGTTTGTATTATTCTTAGATGTATTGGTTTTATTGACTGATACTCTGAAAGTATTTCCAGATACGTCGATATTATTATTATTATTCATTGTATAATAATAATACAAAAAAATACAAAAAAAATAATGTTAATAATTATTCTGTCTACCATTTACTCTTTCTAACATTTATTTTTGGACCAGCCCCCCTTTTCTGGCTACTACTGGGATCATATGTCTCTTCTTCATCATCACTACCTAAATCTTTGGAAATATCCCAAAATTCTTTGGAACCGAGTTTAAAATCACCGTGATTTTGTGCTTTATACCAAAAAACCTGATCATTTAGCTTATTAGATTTGGCATTATTATTAATTACTAAACATTCAAAATTTTCAGTACATTGATCCATAACCTGTGAAAATGATTCATATGTGGGAAACATACCTGCATAATTCTCCCAAATTCGCTTTCTATTTGCAATATATGGTTCACGCAAAATAAATACATAATCAATATTTGTTCTTAAATTTGGTGGAATACCCAATGGATATTGCATAGTAATAATTAACATAATTTTCCAATGACGGCCATTCATAAATAGTAGCCTCATCATTTTATCTTTAGTCCATTTATTATCGTATAAACAATCATCTAGAATAACAAATGCTCGTGGATCTATACTAGTCCGTTTATAAACCTCCATTTCCTTATTCACCTGTTTCAATACAGCCTTTTGTCGCTTTAATATATTTTCTATAATAGCTGTATTATATTCATCATGTATAAATAGTTTAGGAACGTGGGCTGCAAAAAATCCATTACCTGCTTCAGTTCCTGAAATAACGGTTCCAATAGGAATATCTTGATGATTATATAATAAATCTCTAACTAAGAAACTTTTACCTGTGTCTCTTCTACCAATTAATACAACAACTGGGCCCTTGTTTTCATCAGGGCGAAAACTAATTTGTTTCATGTCAAATTTTTTTAAATCTAATGTACCAGCCATTAATTATAATTTTACAATATAAAAATTATAATAAATATACGAAATAAGTTGAAATAAGTTAAAACGATTTAATTAATAACAATATTGATAATAAAGATGGATTTTTCTCTTTACTATAGAAAAACCAAAAATCGGGAATTATTTAAAACTTTAGAGAACTCAGATATTCAATTGTCAAATCTTCAAAACTATATTCCAATATACGAAAAATTTTTTTCACTAAACAATTCTAATTATAATAGTATTAATCTAAATCATAAATATCATTTACACGATGTCAACAACTGTCTCACAAAAAATATATTGACTGTTAAAGTGTCAGATATTTCCAATAATTTATTTGATAAAACGATCTTTTGTAAATTCTCTCCATTACTAGACCCATTAAAATATATGACAGGTAAATATGATATATCAAATAATTCACTATTTAAATTGCCCGATTATCAAGATACAAATTGTTTTCCTAAACTATTGGATCACAATAACACGTCTTATGTCGATGGGTTTTTTACATATTTATCTAGTCAGCTG